TTCCAGTTTAGTTCCAATTTTTAGTTGATCAACTACTTCAAAATAAACCGAAAACTCTTCCTTAGACCAATTGCTAGATTCTTTTTCTAGTTGCTCTATTTTCTTGACGTCTAAATCTTTCCAGTTTTCGTAGATATATGGGGCTATCTTAATAAAACTTTCGTCTACCTCCTGCCCAGATTGAATTTTTTGACTTGTGTAATTGGAAAATATTTCCATGACACCAATAGAGGGAATTGTGATGCTTAGCTTTTTACCTACTTTAGGAATTTGGAAAATGAATTTTCTATCAGCCGGGGAATAATACTGCATCAGCTTATCAGGAATCTTGTATCTGGATAAAACACCGGTTCTGAGTTCAACACCTTGGGAAAATGGACAATCTTTCTGTCCTCCGCAATCAGTTTGAGGTTTTAAAATGATTCTGTTTTCCCCTTTAATGAAGGTCAAATCTCTAATAGCCATAACTATGAAGAACCTGTCTTCCTGTTTCAATTCTTTGTAGGAGACCACACCATGACTTCCAAATTTAACAACAGAGCAAGACGATAGAATCATATTTAACTTGCTGTTGATATCTAAGACATCACTTTCATCAATAGAAGAAAAATGCCGTATTTCCTTCACCTCTGCTGATCTGATTGCAATTTGGGTATTAGGTGGATAGAAAAAACCTTCAGAAGGTAGAATAGAAACCGGTAGGTTTTTCCAGCCCGTTTGAAGAGGTGGTCCGTTCTCTGGAATTGCAGGATTGCTATCGGGAGCTTTTTTGATTTGCTTGACCAGGGAAGATTCCATCAGAATCTCTTCCTTTTTAACTTTAATGGATTCGATCTCTCTATCAATTTTATCCTCTGCCGTTAATTGAGGAGAATTTTGTGGTTCTGGGATGGGATCATCATAAACAATCCCGTGGGCCAATTCCTTTTGTTTAAGTATGTTTTCGGGAGACAAGTTTGATAAATCCATGAATGCAATTATTTTTGTGAATCAGCCGATTATAAAACACAACGATCCAATATATTAATTCATAGAAAGAAAAAGAGAAAAGTTTCTTATAAAAACTGATCTTGCCAATAGTCAGACTTCCAGGTTGTTTCAAGCTCGTAAAGGCCGTCACCAGTCTCGTAGCTAAGGGCCATAGTAGTTAGAGGATTGACCAAAAAACAGTTATTAAAAGTTAGACGTCGGAATACATCCCCTTGTTTGTTAAAAATAGAAACAATCATTTGACCAACGTAATCTCTTTTTAGGCCCATCGCACCTGTCAAAGGATTGTAGATCAAATCGGACCATTGGCGCAGGATTTTGTAAATAGTCATCGAGTTGTTCTCATCTAAATTCACCTCGAAATTAACGGTAAACTCTACGTCCGAAGTTGACGGTTCACCGCCGGCATATCTTCTTTCGGCGAATTTGTAGTATTGAGTCACCGGCGCGGCTGGCTGGATGTCTACTGCTAAACTCCCACCAATACTTTTTACCTGCTGTGTCATGATAGACTCCCCGTTAAATCTGACATTTGCTAAAGTCACGGCAGCAGGTGGGGTAATGATAACTTCGAACTGGTTTAAGAAAACTGGCTCGAAATTGTTCCTGGCTGCTAGTGAATTATTGAAATGTGGTAAACCGGACATAGTGAATTTTATTTTTTAGAGGAAAAGATCTTCCCAATAATCAACTGCCCAATTCATGTTGATTTCATACAAGGTTGTGCCATTAGTGTAATCAAGTTCCATGGGGTCGATTGCCTTGAGCGGAAAACAATCTCGGCAGGTAATCCTTCTGAAAACATCACCATTTTTATTAAAAATCGAAATGATGATAGTGCCTGTGTAATCTAATTTAATGCCCATGGCTCCCGTCAAAGGATTATAGATCAAATCGGTCCACTGTCTTAAAGTCTTGAAAGTGTACATTGAATTGTCATCGTTCAAATTGACATTGAATCTTAAGCCTAAATCGAAGACGGTACTATCTGGCTTACCACCGGCATAGTTTCTTTTGGCAAACTTGTACTTCTGGAAAACAAAGGACGGGTTTTTATCCACGTCCATTCCGGTTACGCTCATAACTTGTTCAAGAAGAAGCTGACCCCCTGCCACAGCTGCTGGAGGAATTACAACCACTTCGAATTGGTTGAGATAAACTGGCTCGTATTTGTTAATAGAGTACAGAGAATTCTGAAAATGAGGTAAACCTGCCATGATTCATTTATATATCTTTTTTACACAAAGTTGATGAAACCTCCTGCAGCTATGCCTCCGGTTCGGGTGACTGTGATTCTGTTAATGAATTTTTGAATACCCCTTGCTGGCTCGATTATCACATCGATGATACCGATGTTCTGATCGATAATAGAAGGAGGATTATTGGAAGCATCCATAATAACTTGGTAGGCATAAATACCACCCCCTGCTCTCACTCCATCCAAATAGGTATCAACGATAGTCTTGATCTCTAAACGAATTGAGTCCTCGTTGAAGTCAAAGAGATAATTAGAGAGAATTTCTTCGACGTCGTTTTCAAGACTGATCAGTAAATCCCGAACGTGCACAAGATTAAATGCAGAATTTACAACCTGATAAGCGGTTTGGTTTCCGAAAATAACGACCCCGAATCCTCTCTTCTTGATGATTGGATTGAGACCGAAAGGTTCTAGCCAGCCCCTATCGTCGTTGGTGAAGTCGTATTCTACTCCTACGATAGTACCTCCTGAGATCGTACCTCTTTTCTGACCAGCTATAATGTTGTAAGGTTCTCCGTTGGCAAACTTCCGGACAAAGTTGTTCGAAACGTAAGCAGCTGGAGGAACGTTTAGATTTCTGTTGTTCTCTCTGACCGTGATGTAAGGAGTGTAGAAAGCAGCATACGATGCTCCTAAATCTTGGGTTGGTAAGCTAAAGGTGTAGGAGGGATTTAAAGATAGATTTCCACCCTCTGCGATATATCTGGCTTCCAAAGGAGGGAATGGATCTGTTGCTGTTGGTGCATTAGTAAATCTGGGATCCGTACTGGCTCTGAATTGAGCCATAGAAGGAGCATTGATGAAGGCCAAAGCTTTTTGTCTCATCATTGCCAATTTTGAAAGCTGGAATTTAGAATTAGGCTGAATAGTTCCGCTGAAGGTATCGACAATGTAACGGAATGAAATGACGTCTTTAGTGGCAAGAGTCGCAGCCAAGTTCGTGTTGTATAAGACATCTAAAATTTCGTTGACCCTTAGATCAGAACCGTTAGGTCTCTGAGCATCTCTCATAGTGTAACCCTGTAAATAAATGAAATCGAAGGATCTAGTAAATTGAGGGATCGATTTGAATTTTTGTACTTGGACGGGGTCTCCAGCATAGAAATAGATTGGTCTGGAACATGTGACTCTTACTATCCCTGAAGTTGTCGTCTGAGCCACTGAAGTGACCTTGGTTAGTCTGGACTGTCGGTTGGCCCCCACAGTTTCACAGAGTTCCAAATCAGTAGAAACCAGCAAATCTCCAACTGAAATAATTTTATCGTTCGCCTGATCTGGGGCAAAAAGAAAAGTGTTGGGATTAGATCTGGACCCTGTAGCTCCAGGAACTACATCCAAAAACTGATTTATGGAAGCAACAGATGAAACTATATCGGTCTTACCTGCAGTAACACCAATTCCAATGTTGTCTGATGCATAAACAGAACCGAAGGGAGGATAATTCACCAAATCGTCAGGGTTTTGTCTGGCAATATTATCGAATGCCCTGACGTAAGCCACGTTGTATTGATCTCTATCTACAGTTAACTGTGTGTCGAGGTAGTAAATAGAAGATCCCTCCGAGTTCAACCAAACCGTATCTCCGTCTTGGATTTCATCGTATTGAATATTTTGATACAAACTAGTTGAAATTTGTCCGACGAGGGTATTACTTTGAGCTGCCCCTGTGACGGAAGCAATTGCATCTATATTTAAATAATCTGATGCTCCAAATTGCTGATAGAAGGCATTAACAAAACTTCCAGTAATACCGGCAGTTAAGAAAGTAGGTTGAACTGAAATTCCTTGAGCCGAATAAAATCCGGTGTCCAATGGATGGGTAAAGGTGATAGTTAAATCACCAGAGGTTTCAGCTACACCTGATACTTTTAATTTAACCAAATTCCCTGAAGAGAACTGATTTACGACATTACCCGATGCTCCCGCAGGAATAGTGACCGTTCCTACTATGAAAGGCGAACTGGTAGCAGAAGGGGTCAAGAAATCTTTCAGTAAAGTTTTTTGAGCAGAGGTCAAAGAAGGTTCTGTTAAGATATCTGCAGAAGCGGCCGCTCCCGTGCCTCCGCCTCCCGAAAAAGTGACCGAAGGAGCGGACGTGTATCCAGATCCGCTAGCTGTTAAAGTAATGCTAGAAACCGCATCTCCAGTTATGACCGCAGTGGCAGCAGCACCAGTTCCAGGTCCAGAGAAAGTGACTGTTGGTGCACTAGTGTAACCGGTACCTCCGTTGGTAATATAAACATTCACAACTGCACCCCCCGTCACGCCCGAATTGGTTCTAACGTAATGTAGACCCCCGAAAGTAGCTGTGGAACTGTAAGGAACTAGAGCTGAGGCAGGAATACCATAAGATCCTGTTACGCCATCTATTCTGTGCAAAGTACCAACGTTCAATCCCGAATAGGCAATAGCGGCTGTTCCCCCTGTTACCCCACCAGCACCAGTAATTCCTATGTAATTTTGGGTATAAACGTAATCTTGAACGAGCTGCTGGTCGTAGCTCAAAAAGTTCAGAGTTGGATCTTCAAGATCTCTGTCACCAGTTAGTTCATCAATTAAAAAATTACCGACTAAATCGACTTTAAACCTATTTTGACACAAATAATCCAAAGCTTCTGCGTCAACCGCACAAAATAGACCCGTTGAAGGAGTGTTATTATTGACTAGGGTCTGGATGAATTGGTTAT